TCGTCTAGTAAATCAGACGAAAAAGGAGGACAAAGATGAGACAGAGAATCTTAAATCCTGAGCAGCTCTATTCGGCGTATCAGCTGGGGCTTGTCCTTCGGCTGTCCGCTGACACGGTCCGCAAGATGGCGCGGAAGCATGAAATCCCCTACGTCATTGTAGGCGGTCGGATGCAGTTCTGCGGATGGCAGATTAAAAACTGGATGCAGCAGAATACGGTGCAGCCGGAAGAAAGGACTTGCTGAAAAACGAGGGAGGACGTGGATAAGGCGGCATCGAAATTCACCGCCATCCTCTTCATCGGCCTCTACCGCAAGCCCCGGAGCCATAATCTCCGCTGGAGGATGCGGGAGAGGGCCCGCAGGCGGTTCTGCGGAGAGAATTCGAGAAGATAAAGAAAGGACGGCCAATATGACAGACAGGCGCATGACAGTTACTCTGAGACCCAAAAGCATGGGCGAGCTGGCAGGATGGAACCTCATCCTTTCCACCTACCTGGAGCAGGGTTTCGCCGGCGGAGGAGATTTCCAAATCCGCATGGACTACAAGGAAAGCGATGGATTGACCATGAAGCTCATCAAAGGAAAAGAGAAGCTGAGAGAAACCCATGTTAAGCGGGAGCCGCTGGACGTGGCAGTCAGAGTGATGCGGAATACCTCCGGATTTACCCTGGCATCCGGGCGTAGACATGAAAGCCCCGGCATCCTGTTGGAGCAGGACACCGGGGCGTCAAAAGATACTATCGTGGTTGAAGAAGCCGCGCAAAGCCATAGCAAAGTGGAGACACTGCTAAGCCAGATGAGGATGAGAGCTCTTCTGAATGCGCAGTTCTCACTGATGGAAGAGTTAAAAGGTGTTAGGACTGCAGACCACAAAGAACTTGGTGCGGCCTATCAGAAACTGGAGGATGCATTTCAATCCGTACTCATCGCGGAAGGTGAGATTCAACGAGGGAAAGAATAATCCCCGATGCGATTTCACTGATAACCTGCAGCGTGGCGCCGGTGCCGCTTTCTTTCAACTTATTCTTGGTTTGTTCCCAAACAGATTGGCTTCTTACTGAGTCCAAATAATCACAGCCAAGGGAAGTCAGATGATAAATCCTATAACTTGGGAGGGGTTCAACAATGGAACCTAATCGGAGTATCTTTTCTGCATCCAGGAACCCTGCATCAACCAGCAGATAGACATTGTAGGCTAGCTCACTTTGGGAAGGCCACAACGAAGCCATATCTGATTCAAGAAGTAAAGGCTTATCAGAATTTTCAACAAAGAGAAGTATATCTCGCATTAAGTCCAAGTTTCTTTTCATGCTTATTCACCTCCTTTCACTGAAACAACACCAACCACATTATACCAAGGAGTGAATGAGGGGCAGAGAAGTATAGCGACAGTAAAAGTAAAAAAGTAAAGGCTAAGGAGTGAGAACCATGAGACCTTTAATCAAAAGGATACGCTGGGTGCGCATCGGATGCATACTCTGCGGCCTCCTGGCCGCCGGAGCCGTAGGCTATGGCTGCTACAGAGACAGCCTGGACACAGAACTGGTGGAGTACCGGGCCACCGTAGAAGAAGGCGACACGCTATGGGGCATCGTGGCCAAAGTGGCCACGGACAAGGAGGATATGAGTAAGCTCACATGGCAGGTGATGCAGGACAACCGGATTTCAGATCCGGGCCACCTGCAGCCGGGAACAGAACTGGTGATTAGGGTAAAGGCGGCGAGGGAGCTGTGATGACTGAAGAACAGGATGAACTCATTGCGGCAGAGAATCGGAAGAAGGAAAACTGCATACACCATCTCCTGCAGATGTGCTATGAATCCGGCGTCAAAGTGATTGATATCAATCCTATCTACGGAGTGGACAACGCCATGAATGCCGCCATCATCTACTACGTAGGCGGCAGTGAAAAGAAGGTCACATTTGAAGGAATGTCGGCCCTGGACATTGTGAAGCGAATCATTTCCAAAGGCCGCCTGGGGAAGGATGAATGGAATGGATGAAGAAAAACTGAAAGAGAAGCTCCTGGACTGGGACCAAACCCTGCAGGGAGATATCCGGAAGTATCACGACACGGGAGACAACGAGGCCTGTCAATTCGCCCTGGGCTGTCTGTGTATAGTTCACCAAGTATTGAAAGAAATGGAGGAAGACCATGAACGAGAAAATTGAGAGGGACAACGATTTGAAAGAGTACTGCCTGGACAGGTTCCTGGATATGTGCGTAAAAGCCGATGTAGATGTAAGCAACTTCGAACCCCATAAAGGCCCGGATGGAGACATCGCGGCAGTTACCATCCAGCGCTACTTTTCTGGTCCGCAGACAATCTGCGTGGAAGGCGATGCACCTATTACCATGCTGAAAGAGCTTATCCTCAAAGGTCATTTGGGGTAAAGAAAAGGGCTCTGACGTGTACCAGACGTCAGAGTCCTAAAGGAAAACTGTTTTATTTATTATATCACGAAGAAAACACCTATGAGCAAAGTAAGTAAGAAGAAATCATACATATGTTGCTTCTGTGGAAAAGAGATAGTGCCGGGAGAAGAATGCCTGGCGCGGCCCACGTGGCAGGATGGAAAGATACGTCCCTGCCACCGGGACTGCTCCATCCGCTGGGGAGCAGCAGGAAGGAGGGAACATGGGAATCGTAGAAATCGAGAATAGGAAAGTACTCTTGCTGAAGGTAAGAGCCATGACAGGTAAGGAATACTACCTGGTACTGCTTCACACACCGAAACCGGGTTGGATGATAAGAAGGGACATGAAAGAATCCATGGCAGAGATATGGAAAGACCCGGACCTGCTGACACCGAAAAAATGTAATGAGCTGGAAGGGGGAAGGTTCCAAGTCTTCCAGGTGCCTCCGTACATTCGCGGCGAGAAAAAAGGAAAGCCGAAATGGGAAAAACTTATATTTCACAAGGCCTTCGAAAGCCTAAGAGATGCCATAGGGTATATGGAAGCCGAAGTCGGGATCCATGTGCTGAAAATCATCGAATCAGAACCGGACGTACTCGGAGGAGCTGATAACAAGGGAACTCCGGATAAAGCATGAAGAGCCATCAAAAGAAAATGAAGGGAGGGCCTGAGCCATCAGGCTCCCCATTGATTTCCTTTTGATAGTAGTGGAAACATCCAGTTTCAGACAGGAGGACAACATGGAAAACACGAAGAGCATTCTCCGAATTTTTGACAATCCGGAATTCGGGAAGGTGCGAGCCGTCTCTGTGAACGGGAATCCGTGGTTTGTGGGGAAAGATATTGCTGAGATTTTGAAGTATCAAAGAACAGCAGACGCAATCAGCAGCCACGTGGATGAGGGAGAAAGGTTACCTGGTCAAGCAGGGATCCTCCTGCAATATGCCCACACAGAAAGCTATGGAAATGGGCCTTTTCAAAATCAAAGAAGGTACCTACATCAATGGCGACGGTGTGAACGTGGTAACGAAGACCGTGAAGGTGACCGGCAAGGGGCAGCAGTATTTCATCAATAAATTTCTGAAGGGAATGAAGGAAGCATGAGAAGTCCGTTTTATCAGATGTGGAAAGAAGACAACGGGAAAAGGTATGTGGTGAAGGAATGGTTCAGAGGGGGAGAAGCCTATTACCGGGGAAGCTACAAGACCAAAGAGGGGAAATGGAGAACCATCAACTCCCTGCCCAGAAGGAAGGCTCCGGAAGAAGCGGAGAAAGACCTGGAAGCGTATGCCGAAAGAAAAGGCCTGGTAAAGCTCCATCTGGAGGGGCGTGCCTAAATGATGCGGGATTGGAGGAGCCGTTTTGTGGAGGTTCAAGCTTTCAAAGAATAATTACGAAAAACTGAAAGCCCTGGTGCGGGACAGGGAAGGATACATCTCCCGGGCCAGGGAATATTTCAACATCATCGGAGAACTCCCGCCGGCCTACGGCGGGCAGATTCACCACGTTGAATGGAGATCCCACGGAGGCGGAGACAGGGAAGATAACCTGATCCTTCTTTCTTTCCAGCTGCATGACAGGGTGCACAGCGCATCCAGGAAGGAAAGAAAGGAATTAAAAGCGAAATTCCTGTCCTACCTTTCCTGCGGGGAGGTGGAGAAATGGCGAAACGAGCACAGGGAAGAGCTGGAAGAGCTCTACCGGGTAGCCGAAGAAGAAATGGAAAAGAAAAAGCGGAACGGATGCCTGCCGAAAAAGCCGAAGTGGGCCGCATTCTAAAGACTATCACAGTCATTGGCAGGAATGGGAAAGTCCTTCCGGAAAAAGTGGAAATCAGAAACACCTTGAAGGACATGCGCATCATGGCGGTGGACGCCATACAGTGGACAGGGGAGAAAGGAAGATTCATCGCCAACACCGGAAGAGGGCTCACCATCCAGGGGGTCGAAGAGGAAACAGGAGTCGTCTGGCTTCGGGCAGGAAAGAAACAGCCCATTCTGGCAGACCTGGATGCGGTGGTGCCATCCGGAAAGGATGAGCTCATCTGCCGTATCTGCTTCCAGGGAATACGAGGCGGAGTACGCTGCCCGCTGAAAGATGGCAATGTGTGCTATCAGCACTGCGAAAAATGCAGGTACGGGTACTGGACAGGAGACCACTATGCGTGCCGGTACAGATATAAAAAGGGCCCGGCGCTCTGGTAAGCGCGGGCCCAAAGGGGTGTAATTCTACAACACTATATATAGTATAGCACCAAAACACCCCAAGCAAAAGGAAGAAAAAAGCCATGACGCCGGGCCGAAAAAATGAAGTATGCGGCGTCTTGGCGTCCTCGTTAATGGTATTCATTTTCAGGATATTCTGCATAAATATACTGCGGAGCCATCGGAGAAAATGAAGAAATATCGGAAAGTATCGTTTGAGGGGTGCAGGGATGCGGAAACGTAGTACAAATTACAAAAAAGGACCTGCCTACGTAAAAAAGACAACGATAGCAGGACCTACCATCACGATTGATAAATACATTTCAGGGAGGATAGGGACAAAGGACCAGCACAGAGTGAGAATCCATCCCACGGAAGAAAAGGTGATGCGCTGGCAGAACAAGCGGGCTGAAAGGAAAGTCTACTGCCTTCTGGAGGAGAATTTCAAACCCGATGACCTGTGGTGCACCTTCACCTACCCGGCAAAGACAAGAAAGACAGCGGAGGAGGTGAGAAGGGACGTGGACCGATTCATGAAAAGAGTGAAGCGAATCTACCTGCAGCATGAGGCAGAAAGCAAGTGGATAAAAACAGGGTCCATAGGAGCCAAAGGAGGCATCCATCTCCACATGGTCATGAACAAGGCTTTCGAGGGAGCGGAGTCGGCCATAGAGAAAGCATGGCAGGACACGATAGGCACAAAGGACTGCCCGTTCCCCAGGGTGAACATCCGGCATCTGGACCGCTCCCACAACTGGGACCAGCTTGCCGCCTACATCGTGAAGAACGGAGTGGAAGGCAGGAAGCAGGGAGAGCCCATCTTCAAGCACCGGTACTCAACCAGCCGGAACCTTCGGAAGCCGAAAGAAAAGACAGAAATCATCTATGCCGGATGGTGGTCAGAAAACCCAAAGCCTTTCAAAGGCTATGAAATCATCAAAGACAGCCAGAGGGACACCTTCGGAAAGGAAGGCTACCCATACCAGACCTACACCATGATCCGGCAGGACGTGGGGAGAGGCTATCCGCTTAGGATTTAGAAAAAGGAGATGAAGAGATGAACATTGAAAGAGAAGAATCACAAATCAAAGTGCAGGACGCGGCGGAAAGGGAAAAGAATATTTCCAATGCCAGACTGGCCGCCATCGCCCTCATGTACATCTACGGCAATGGCAGTGAAAAACTGGGAGGCCGCATACTGAAGCCTACGAAATCAAGAAGGACCAATCTGGCGAATCTGATGGAAGTCTTATCATGGCAGGGGGGAAAATGAAATGAATGCAGTACAGCTTTTAGGGAACCTGGGGAGAGATCCCATCATTCGTGCTACTAAAACGGGAAAGGCGGTAGCGTCTTTCTCCATTGCGGTGAGCCGTATCTACACCACGCCCCAGGGAGAGCAGAGAGAGCTCACAGACTGGATAAACATCGTGGCATGGGGACCGCTGGCGGAAGCCGTGAGGAGTGAGCTCAAGAAAGAAAGCCGCGTCTTCGTGGCTGGCCGCATTTCAACCCGATCCTACGACGCCCAGGATGGCACAAAGAGATATGTTACCGAAGTGGTGGCAGAAACCATCTGCAGACAGCTGCAGGCTCCTTCAAACAATGGGCAGTCCTATGGAAATGGCCAGTATTCCGGCGGACAGCAGGGCGGAAGCCAGCATGGAAACTTCGGACAGTTTGGACAGGCACGCCAGGAACAGCCGCCAATGGAGCAGGAGAACCTTCCATTCAATCAGGGAAATGCTCCATTTCCGGCAGGCAATAAAGATGAAGACATTACCTTCTGAGCGTGAACCATGGAAAACAAGCAGGAAAGACGCATAAAGGAAGCCCTGAAGCAGAATCGCTCCCGTGGTATGCGCGAGGTGGATGCTGCCGGGAAGGAAAAGTACGCCAAGGAATTCGAGGACAGAAAGCCGGGGATGGAAGAACTCATGCTTTCTGGCTGCGTGCCTCCGGAATTAAGGAATAAGATGAGGTAAGACATGACAAGAGAAGAGTGGAAGAATCTACGCAAAGAAAGAGGAATGACGCTTTACACCAGAAAGCAGAAAAGATCCGGCTGGTTGGAATGGGAATTGGACGGAGTATTCAAGAACGCTGCCATCCTACGTAGGGAAAAGAAGGAATACAGGCGTGAGCCTGGATTCCTGCCTTGCGAAACCAGCTTCTGCCCATGTGAAATGGTTTTTACAAGGGAACAGGCAGGAAATCTGGATATGAGGAACAGAAGAAAAAAGCTGTAAAAGAGATTGTGAGGGAAAACAGATGAACAGGCAGGAAAGGCGAAGAATGGGAATCAAAAAGAAAGATCCCATGATATCCATAAAGAAGTCTGATATCGACGCCATGAGGGAAGAAGCCACTGCAAAGGGCTGTAAGTTTGCCTTTGGGCTAATGCTTGCAGTTCCTGCCATGGTTATCCATGACCACTACGGAGAGCTCATGAAGAAGGACGGCAGGGTAAGCAGATTTGTAGACCTCTGTATGGAACAATATAAATGCTACGAGGAAGGGTATATTACACTCGAAGAACTGGCTAAATGTCTCAAAGACGAATCCGGTGTTGAAGTCGATTGTTGGTAATGGGAGGAAAAAAATGATTAAGTTTGAAGTGGTTAAGAATTGTCTGTTTCCGGTGAAGCTGCCTAAACGCAGCACAAAGGGCTCAGCAGGGTATGATTTCTTTTCGGCATACCCGTTTGTGATCGCCCCTGGGCAGACCTCGTTCGTGAAAACATGGGTAAAGGCTCAGATGCCGGAAGATACGGTTCTGCTTCTTTTTGAACGCTCTTCATGGGGATTCAAGAAACAGATTTCAATTCCAAACGCCGTTGGAGTGATTGACTCTGACTACTACGGGAATGCTGACAACGATGGGAATATCGCTTTCGCTTTCACGAACCATGGCAGTGAGCCATTGCAGGTGAATATGGGAGATAAAATTGGGCAGGGTATTTTTTTCCCGTTCCTTCTGACTGACGATGACAAGGCAGATGGAGAGCGTGTTGGTGGTATGGGAAGCACGGGTGACTGATTATGATTGATTCCTTAACCATGCATCATGAACAGGTGATTATACACAGGATTGACTCAATCGAGGCTATCGAATACCCTGACTTTAATTAGGAAGAAGAAACTACATCGTGAGTGACACCGTGAATTACCTTTTATCGGGAATGGCTTGCAGGGCAGGAGGTGAAAGAGAAATGATGATTGTGATTATGCTTGTTATCATCTGCACCGTAATGAATACGGTGTTCGGGTTCCTTATCTATGCACGGATTAACGACCTGGAAGATGAGCTCGAATGGGAACGTTCCTACAACGGTGACCTAATGAACCAGCTCAAGGATACAAGGTATGAGGTTGAGGAAATGAAAAGGAAGGAGGACAAATGGACGGTAAGGAGGATTTAGAGTCTTTGGACGCATTGCGGATTGGGTTCAGGAAGAATAGGGAAAGGTCGGGCATGGCTATTGCCCAGCCCCATTACAACCAATGCGATGTAGAACCTATTGAAATCATGCAGATGTACTTCACTCCACAGGAGATGTATGGCTTCTGCAAAGGAAACGCCGTGAAGTACGTTCTCCGCTCAAGATTCAAGGGGCATGAGCTCCAGGATATGGAAAAGGCCCTGCAGTACATGCTGTGGTCCGTGGACGTCCTTCACGGCGTGCCCATTGACCAAAGGAAGAGGTGAGACCATGACACCATCTTATGCTGAAGAAGCGCTTGCCAATTACAAGCAGAAGGAAACAGAGGAGACAGTAAGAAAGGCAAAGCTCGAACGCTGTCCTTTCTGCGGCGGCGCGGCGGGAATCCTCATCTACCGCGGACGTGGCGAGGCACTCTACTCCGTGGCCTGCAAGGACCCGAGGTGCATTGCCTCCGAAGGAAGAAAGTATCTTAATGTAACTGACGCCGTGAAGGCGTGGAACAGGAGGGACTGATGCCGAAAGAAGGACTGCATCGCAATGTGCATTACCACAGCGACACGACCTATGAACAGGTGCTTGCCAAATATCAGAAAGAGCAGAAGGAGGCGGCAAGAAAAAACCGCGCCATGACAGCCTTTAGAGTTATCGCCACCGTTCGCATCCTGGTAAAGAAGGCGGGGTACCAGTTGATGAATGACTTGGTCATTGCCGACAGGAAGACGGGAGTCTGCTACACCAGCATCACTGAAGAGGAGGCCAAACATGTTAGAAGAAAATAGGAAGCTGCCTCCGGTGGAAGGCGGCAGGACAGCGCAATCAAGGGCGAGAGCCAGGAAGGCGGCGCAGTAATGGAAGCGGCGTGGTTTATTTTCGGGACATTCGTGGGGAGTATCGTGACAGTATTTACCATGAGCCTGTTCCTGGTAAATGGCAGGCACCGGTAATTGAGAAGGAGGAAATAGTGAGGGGAAACATAGAGAAGCTGAAGTGTTTTCTGAACTCTATCCGTAAGCAGCAGGCCGATTACCTTTCCCTGCAGGAAGAGCTCCGGCGTCTGGAGTTTGAGGCGCATAACCTTCGAGGCGTACAGATGGGTGAAAAGGTACAGAGCGGTCATTGTGCCAATCTGGAGGAAATCGTGGAAAAACTGGAGGCCTACCATGCCAAGGTGAACAAGGCTTATCTGGAGCTTATCGAAAAGCGGAATAAGGGCGAAGAACTCATAAGCAAGGAAGAAGACGGAGTCCGGCGGGCAGTTCTCAGGAGAAGGTATATCCAGTGCGAACGCTGGGGAGACATTGCGGAGAAGATGAATTTCGCAGAGTCGAACATCTACAAAATCCATGGGGAGGCACTGGTGGACCTGGAACCATTCTTCAGAGAATCGGATTTCAACTGAAGGCATAAGAAAAGCAGACTGCGGGGAGGCAGCCTGCTTTTTAAATGGGGTGAATATAGATAAAATGTATTTATAAAGAAACAATAAAAGGTTATAATATAGAGAATACAGAAAGGAGAGGAGAGCTAAGGCAATGAGTAATGATTCAAGACAAACGATGGGGCAATGGTTTCTTATCATTCTGTTGGCATGCAATCTGGCGGCGCTGAGGACTGTGAATTTCCATAATCTACATGTCCTTGACTGCCTGCTGCTGATTACGATGGTTATCCTGGCGGCGGTGAATTTTTATGGATGGGTGGTGAAGAAACGTGAGAGGCGGTAAGAGAGAAGGCGCCGGAAGACCGGTGGGCAGCGTTTCTGCAAAGGGCGTACGGAAGCAGAGACAGCTCAGGGCCTTTGATGATGAATGGGAAATCATCCGTGAGTTTTCGCAAATCGTCAAAAGGAATCCGGAGCGGGCCAAACGGATGATGAAAACAGAGTGACCAAAAGAGTATAGTAAAATAGAGTAAATGATAGGGTATAATGATAGTGTGAGATTGAGGCAAGAGAATCGCACACGGTTGTCACCTCCTAATCATTCAGGGTTTTTACGTAAGAGCACGAGCTGATGTCGATAGGCTCGTGCTTTTGCGTTGGTTGATTGGAAGTGAAATACAGGACGGATAGCATCCGTCCTTTTTGATTGTATGCGAGAAAATGAGCGGGTCCTTTTGTCAACTTTTACGGGCTGCGGTCCCGCGACCCCAAAAAAATTCTAGGTATGGGGGTTTTTCGAGGCTTGCTTTACAAAATCATGGAATGGGGTGTGATTATTTTTGAATGCTACAGAAGTAAAAAATAAAATAGCATCATCTCATGCAGAAAAAGCAAGTATTGGAATGAAAATAACCAAAGGCATCAATTCTGTCACCACCACGCAGACCGAAATGGGCCGTGCGCTTAAAATCACGCGGCAGAGGGTGAGCCAGCTTGTACAGGAAGGCATCCTTCCTGTAGGTGAAAAAGGCTCTATTCTCCTTGTGGAAGGCATCAAGCAGTACTGCCGGATGAAAACAGACGGTGCTGAAAGTGGAGAGGTAGATTTCGATAAAGAGCGTGCGCTCCATGAGAAGGCTAAGCGGGAAATTGCAGAGCTGAAGCTGGATAAAATGCGAAAGAATGCCTACTCCGCAGCCGTTGTAGAATACGTAATGACTGCCATGGCTGCCAACCTCCGGACACAGCTACTTGGAATGCCGAGCAAGCTGGCGCCTTTCCTGGAAGGGAAGTCCAAGGAAGAAATCTACAGCCTTATCACGAAGGAAATAGAAGAGAAGCTGTCCGAATTATCGGAGTATTCTCCCGACCTATTCAATGAAGAAATTGAGCAGGAAGAGGAGGACGACGATGAAATCGGCTAAAGCATTATGGGAATACGTTTCCCGCCATGGTTTGAAGCCGCTGCCGAAAACTCCTGTTTCCGTGTGGGCAGATACATACCGTATGCTTTCCAACACATCAGCGGAGCCGGGCAGATGGAAAACATCCAGGGCGCCTTACCAGAAGGAAATAATGGATGCCTTCACACAGCCAGGTATTCATCGGGTAGTGGTCAAGTCGTGTGCCCAGATAGGGAAGTCGGACATCATGAACAATGTGATAGGCCGCTTTGCCCATCTGGATCCATGCACCATCATGATGATTCAGCCCACAATCGAAATGGCGCAGGATTTCTCAAAAACACGTATTGCCCCGATGATTCGGGATACCAGAGTGCTGCGGGACCTGTTTCTTGATGTAAAGACCAGAGACAGCAACAATACCATCCTGAACAAGATTTTTCCCGGCGGACGCCTGGTTATGGCCGGCGCCAATTCACCGGCGGGCCTTGCCTCCCGTCCGGTAAGAATCCTTTTGTGCGACGAAGTGGATAGATTTCCCGCTTCTGCCGGTACAGAAGGCGACCCGATAGACCTGGCTGCCAAGCGTATGACCACCTATTGGAACCGCGTCATGGGGATGTTCTCTACGCCAACCAATGAAGGGGCAAGCCGCATTGATGTGGAATACGAAGCAGGAACGCAGGAAGAATGGTGCCATCGGTGCCCAAACTGCGGAGAATATTCGAAGCTGAAGTACACGGATATGGATGTGGATGCGAAGCAGGTCAAGGGCACTCTGGGAAGGAAGACATATCTTGTAAAATCCGTGAAATGGCGCTGCCCGCACTGCGGATTCAAGTTCACAGAAAGGAAGATGAAGCAGGCTCCCCAGAAATATGTCACTACCAATCCGGAAGCACTGAAAAACGGCTGCCGTTCCTTCTTCATCAACGCATTCTCTTCCCCATGGATTTCATGGAAGGAAGTCATGAGAGAATGGCTGGAAGCGAAAGGAGATCCGGAACGGGAGAAGGTTATCAAGAATACAAGGTTTGGAGAATCCTATGCCATGCCAAAAGCCTTCGAGGACGAAGATATCTTCATGAGAAGGCGTGAACGGTACGGCGCAGAACTGCCTGACGGTGTGCTTCTACTGACGGCTTCTGTAGATACACAGGATAACCGGCTTGAATATGAAGTCTGCGGCTGGGGCGTAGGAGAGGAATCCTGGGGAATCAGAAAGGGAATCATCCTTGGCTCTCCGGGAGCGGAAGAGACGTGGGAACAGCTGGACATGGTGCTTGACCATGCCTATTCATTCAAAGATGGGAGGAAGCTAAAAGTCGTAAGGACCTTCATCGACTCCGGCGGCCATTTTTCTTCCTCCGTGTACGCATATTGCCGGAAAAACTTCGCTAAAGAAAGGTTTGCAATCAAAGGCTATGGCGGAATCCCAGGTATGCCGTTGTATGGGAATAAACTGGGGCGTGCTGAGGATTCGACCCTGCCTTTGGTCCGTCTGGGGGTCGATGATGGCAAGGAAATGGTGATGGCGAGGCTGTCAATTACCAAACCTGGGCCGAAATACTTCCATTTCCCTTTAGATGAAGCGGGAATCGCAGAAAACAGGGGTTATGACAGCCTCTATTTCAAAGGGATTATCTCTGAACACAAGAAAAAAGTAAGGAAGAACGGGATTATTCGTGAAGTCTGGGAACCAACCCAGGGCGTGAGGAATGAACCACTTGACCTTCGTGTATACAACCTGGCATGCATTCAGTCCATTCCTAAAGGGTGGGAAGAAAAAAGTGCCATGGCACTGGGAAAAACGACTGGAAATTCTGTCAACACAGCAGCTACGGCCATTGCAAAGAAGAAAAAGAACCTGCATACACGTCGGCAGGTGGATATATGGTGAGGGAATATGAGAAAACTGCAGAATGAAAGGCTGAAAAAGTACATAGAAGCGGAAGAGGCTATCCTTGCCGGGCAGTCCTACACCATAGGAAACCGGACGCTTACAAGAGCAAACCTTGCCACGGTGGAAAAGGTCATCCAGGACCTGATTGATAGCGGTGCGGTGCTCGAGGATGATGATTCAGCGCGGAATGCATCTACGAAACGGGTAGTACTTTTAGACTGAAGGGAGAGGATTGAATGAGAAGGCGAAAGGGACGTATCAGGAACCGGATTCGTTCTCCAACCGGGGAAACGGGTATCCAGGTAAAGAATACAGGATATTCAGAAGGCGGCGGTGGGAGAACAAGCAACATTTTGAAGGCCTGGAACCCGGTTCGCTCATCGGCGAAGGCGGATATTGACACCAGCCTTTCCGTGCTTCGAGGTCGAAGCGCAGACCAGGCAATCAACAGCGCCGTAGGGGCCGCCGCTATCAACACGTCGGCCTTACATGCCATCGGCGATGGACTCAAATTATCTCCCAGGATATTCTTCAAGGACCTTGGGCTGACAGCGGAAAAAGCGAAAGAGTGGGAGAGCAATACTGCCAGAGAGTTTAACCTGTGGGCTTCTTCTTCACAGTGCGACCTTTACCGGCGTAACAATTTCTATGATCTGCAGCACATCGCGTATACGACCTATTTGACTGACGGTGACGCTTTTGCGCTTTTCCGGCGGAAAGTGTCTGATTTCAATATGCCATATTCCATCCGAATTCAGCTTATTGAAGCAAACCGTGTATCCAATCCTTTAGGCCAGGGATACATGGGGACACTTGGACCATGGGCAGTGGAAATGCGCGGACCAAACGGGAACCGCATTATCAATGGCGTGGAAATCGCTGATGACGGAGAAATCAAGGCATTTTGGATAAGCAATAAGGTGCCTTATGACCCGACGGATTTCCAGCCAACCACATGGACGAGGGTGGAAGCATTCGGGGCAAGAACCGGGAAGCCGAACATACTTCAAATCTGCCATGATACGCGGGCAGAGCAGTATCGAGGAGTTCCATATCTGGCGCCGGTGCTGGAGACACTGAAACAGGTATCCAGATATACCAGGGCGGAACTTACTTCCGCCATTGTCAAAAGCTTCTTTGCCCTGTTCTTCACCAGCACGAACACCGGAGCAGACTTGAACGCCATCCTGGGGCCGCAGGAACCGGGACAGCCGGTAGTTGATGTAAATGAATACGGTCTGGCGGCCGGAACGCTGAATGCCCTTCCAAGGGGCGTGGATGTCAAATCTGTGGATGCTTCGAACAGCCAGAGCACATTCGAGCCTTTTGTGACACAGTTGATAAAGCAGATTGCGGCCGCCATCGGACAGCCCTATGAGGTGCTGCTGAAATCGTTTAACTCCTCCTATTCTGCATCCAGGGCAGCGCTCCTGCAGGCATGGGAAGAGTACAAGCTCCGGAGAAAATGGTTTGCTAATGATTTCTGTCAGCCGATATATGAAAACTGGCTGGCGGAAGCGGTGGCTATTGGAAGGGTACAGGCTCCAGGATTCTTCGAAAATGCCCGCCTCCGGCAGGCATGGTGCGGAGCTGACTGGTTCGGACCGACAATGAGCATCCTGGACCCTATCAAAGACGTGAACGGCAGTGCGCTGCGTGTAGCCTACGGGCTCTCTACCAGGACAAAGGAAGCGGCGGAAATGACCGGAACCAATTACGAAGAAAATATCGAAACCATCGCTTATGAAAAACAGCGCGAAAAAGCGCTGGGGCTTTCATTTGAAAGTCCCATGGTGCTGGCTGATAAAGGAGATGACAAGAAAAAATGAAGAAGAAATTCTGGGAATTCAGGAATGAAGCTGACGGGCCGGTAGAGCTTCTGATTTACGGCCAGCTTGTAAGCGGAGAGTCCTGGTTTGATACAGATGTAGCTCCGAAGGAATTCGCCGATGACCTGAAAGAATGTGCAGGGAAAGATATCCTGCTTAGAATCAACAGTCCGGGCGGAGATGTATTTGCGGCTCAGGCTATCTATAACCTCCTCAAAGCCTATAAAGGGAAGGTGACTGCCCATATTGACGGAATCTGCGCCAGTGCGGCTACACTGGTTGCCTGCGCTGCAGACTCCGTGGTGATGCCGAAGAATGCTATTTTCATGATTCACAATCCGCAGACAATGGTTATTTCCTACATGGATGAAAAAGGGCTGACTAAACTGGCAGGGATCATGGACAAGATCAAGGACACCATCGTAGGTGTATATGCCTCCAGATGTGGTACCAAATCTTCCGTGCAGGATATTTCCGACATGATGGATGAGGAAACGTGGATGAGCGCCGAAGACGCCATGGGCAAGGGGTTTGCGGATGAAATTGATGAGGACTACGATGTCCATATGAAAATGGAGAATGGTTCGATTTGCATGAATGCAGTTTCCATGCCTCTCAGCGAAAAAGGGAAACTGAAGATGCAGTGTATTACAGAAGCAAAGGAGAAGAAAAAGGAAATGACCAATGGAGAGCTTATTTCCAAAATCCAGGAACTTCTCGGTATCGGCGTACAGGCAAAAGCCACCGAACCGGCAGAAGATCCAAAAGTCGTGGCAGAACGCCAGCGTGTGAAAGCACTGGACGAAATGAAGGCGAAGTGCACCAATAAATTTGCCATTGCTTTCATTGATAAGTGCAAGGAAACCGGTAAGACCGCCGAGGAAGCAAAGCCTTTCGTTGAAACGTTGTCTGCCATCAAAGATGAACCGAGTGAAGGTGCCCGCATCCAGGCTATTGGCAAACTGATTCGGGATAACATGGATTCCGGAGCAGAGGGAGTGAGTGCTGCGCCGGCGTCTTCCGGTATGGAAGATGCAGCTAAAAAGAAACAGGCGGACATTACAGATGTAGTGAACCGAATTAACAGAATCAGGGGGATTAAATAATGGCTATCAGAGAAGAAGTAGACATGGAAATGAATGGTCTTTTGGCCGGCCCGGAAGTCGTTCATCTCACTAAAAACGTAAAGATTACCGCAGGAACTGCAATGATGAAAGGTACACTGCTGACTACTACCGATGGCACTGCTGCCGCAACTATCAAAGCAGGGGTGGCGGACTGCATCCTTGCGCAGGATGTTGATGCTAAGGCCACCGAGGCCATTGTATATATTTCCGGCAGATTCAACCGTGAAATGCTCATTGCTGCATCCGGCGATACTGTGGAAGCCCACGAAGAAGAGCTCCGTGGCAAGAACATTTACATGACCGCATTGAAATAAGGAGGACCATCACAATGTCTATTGATTACAGAGATACTATCAGTCTTATCGAAGCAGTGGAACGGGCGACTCCGTCTGCATCCTTTCTGCTTGATACATTTTTCCCGCGCATTCCTGCCGTTGCGCCTACCGCCAAGGTCGAAGTGCAGTATCGCAAAGCGGCACGCCGACTGGCTCCGTTTGTAGTGCGTGGTACCAAAGGCGTGAACATGAAGCGGGATCCTGTAGAATCCGCAGTATACAAGCCGCCTATGATGGCTCCGCGCCGTGTACTTGACCCGGACGTGATTGCTGAACGCGGATTCGGCGAAGGCGTATATTCCACCAAGACTCCGGCGGAAAGAGCTGCCGATATGCAGGCAGAAGACCTGGTGGACCTGCAGAATGAAATCATTAACCGCAAGAACAAGATGGCTGCGGACATCATGACCACCGGTAAATGCGATATCGTAGGCTATGCTGATGATGGAAAGAAAGAACTGATTGACTCCGTTGATTATGGATTCGACCAGATCCTTACTCCATCCACCACCTGGGACACAGCAGGCGCATCTATTTACAGCGATATCAAGGGCATGTCTGAAATCATCCAGCAGAATGCAGGCCAGATTCCGACTGCCATGGTCATCGGCAAGAATGTATTTAACTATATGCTGGGCAACGATGAAATTATGAAGTGGATGGCCGTACCCTCCCGCGACAATCTTGGCATTTTCTCCTTTGCTCCGCGCATCATCTCTCCACAGGTAACCCGCGTGGGTCTCATTCAGGCACTGAATCTGGAAGTATACACCTACGGCGAAACCTATATGGATGATGATGGCAAACAGAAGCCGTTCATTGGGGATAACGATGCAGTCATTGCTATTACCGGAAGAGGACGCCAGCTCCATGGGGCAGTGACCCTGGTAAATGAAGCGGAAAACGGATACAACACCTTCGTTTCTCCCTATGTTCCGTACTACATCGGCAGCAAGGACGACCAGACCGTGGCGCTGGCTATGTATTCCCGCTGCATCCTGGCTCCGGAATGCGTAAACGACTGGGCTGTTATTAAGACCAAAGGCTGATAGGAGGCAGTGATGATTGTAAAAATTATCAGAAACTGTTTTTCAGTCCAGGGGAAAATCCATCGGAGAGGAGAAGAGGTTGAGGTGGACGACAAGAGCGGCGCCCGCCTCATCCAAAATCCAGACTTTGTGGAAGTCCAGACTTCCGGGGCTAAATCTCCGGTAAAGAGAAAGGCAAAGGGGAAAGAACCTGAAGATACGGACCTTCCGGCGCCGGACATTGAAGGCGCCGTAGTCAAATGAATACCTTCAAAAGCCAGGTGGAAAAGGACAATGGGAGTGTATTTCTGAATCCGGATGAATTTGGCGCGACACATACCATTAATGGGAAAGAAGTCCAATCCGTGGTGCAGAATGTGCTTACATCGGCAGAAGCCACCACCGGCGGAAGTGTGAAAGAAATCTATCCTGGCGTGTATGGAAGCCATGTCATGGTGAACTGCATGAAAAAGGATGTGGAGGAGGTACCGGTCTACGGTATGGTAATCGACCTGGATGACCATGAATACATGGTGGAGCAGGTAAATGATGATATGGGAATGCTGACTATTCTTCTGGTGGCGAATGACAGATGATTGATATCAAGTTTGATGAAAGCAATGTGAAAATGGCGGCGGCTCTTCTCCGCGTTGCACCCAAGGAAGTACGGGGAGCCGCTTCAGCCGCCATCAACAGGACACTGACGCGAATCAAGTCTAGGTCATCTGTGAGGGTACGCGAGAGATATCTGGCCAAAGCGGCAGGAATCAAAAGCAGTTTCTCTACCAGAAAGGCTTCCTCCGGCAATCTGGCGGGAGCCGCTGTTTCCAAGGGGGCTCCAATGCCGCTTGCCTCTTTCCGAATGGTCAACGCAAGGCGGGGCCCTGTGAAAGCCAAGGTGTTGAAGGCCGGTGGGATGAAACCTGTAAAAGGGGCGTTCTTCAAAAGTTTTCCCAAAGGATACGAAGGGCCCATGATGAGAACGGAAAAATCCAGATATCCGATGAAGACTCCATATGGGCCGTCTGTACCGAGCATGATTGGAAATAATCAGGTGGTAGAACAGATTGGTGAAGATGCGGAGAACTTTTACAACAAGCGCTTCGCTCATGAAGTGGACCATCGAATGGCAAAGCTCCTGGGAGGATAATGATGACCATTGTAGTAGTTGTAGAAAAACTGGCCGAACTTATCCGTGAAGCGGTCAGGGAATATGACACAGAGCAGAAAGCAGGCAGGGTGCCTATTACTGTTTATGCCGGATTTCCCCATGTTCCGGATACATCAGAGGAAAAAGCGTCATTCATCTATTGCAAGGTAGCGTCCTTCAAGGATGAAATCAATGGTTCCTTCGGAACGGCAGAAGTAGATATCGGATTCTCAATCTGTGACAGGGATAAGAAGGATGGCTGGCGGCAGCTGTACAATCTCATGGAGCATGTGCGGCAGTGCCTTCTGAAAAATCCATATATCGGAGGAGGTACCAATCATCTGGAACTCCCATTGAAAGGTGAAATCTACGATGAGCAGCCTTATCCACAGTGGCAGGGAATGATCCATGCCACCTACACCATCGACCAGCCGGAACAGGAGCTGGATTTTTCCGGAATGCAGGAGGTAAGAACGGATGAATGATAGAAAAATCTATATCGGCCCGTCTCTTTCCGGGAGCAGGCTGAAGCATGCGCAGATTTTCATTGGACCGCTGCCTCCGGACATTGCGTCCATCGTCAAAAAGCATGCATGGTTCAGAAATCTTTTCGTCGATGTAGACGATTATCGAGAAAAAGCGGAAGAGCTCAGGAAGAAGGAAACTCCGCTTGCGTTGTTTTATAGAAAAGCCAAGGAGGTTTAAAAATGGCATACAGACATGGCGTATATACGTCTGAACTGCCCACAAGCATTGTTCCTGCAGTAAATACTACGGCAGGTCTGCCTGTGATTTTTGGTACGGCGCCTCTTCATCTGGCAGAGAGCCCGGCGGATGCAAACCGTCCTATGCTCTGCTACAGCTATGATGAAGCGGTCAAAGCATTTGGATACAGCAAAGACTGGGAAAAATATACACTCTGCGAAGCAGTATACAGTCAGTTTGCCCTGTACGGATATGGACCGGTAGTACTGGTGAACGTGCTGGACCCTTCCAAACACAAGGAATCCAAAGAAAATCAGTCTATTACCCTCACCGGCGGCAAGGCTGTCATTACAGAACCGGTCATGCTGGGCACATTAAAGGTCAGAGCCCTTGAAGCAGGAGAACCGCTGAAGCGGGATGTGGATTATACCGCTGAATATGACGATGACGAAGAGCTTGTCATTACTGCTTTGGAAGGCGGCGCATTGGAGGAAAAGAATTCCTTATTCGTCTCCTATGATGCACTGAAGCCTGACCAGGTAACGAAGGATGATATCATCGGCGGCATTGATACTTCTACCGGGAAGAGCAAGGGCCTTGAGACCATTGACCAGGTATTCCCGCTCTTCGGACTGGTACCGGGTCTTATCCTGGCTCCGGGGTGGTCTCATATTCCGGAAGTCGCCGCTATTATGAAGGCAAAGGCTTCTAATATTAACGAACATTTCAAGGCCATGGTTATTGCGGATGTTCCGGCAGACGAAGTGACGAAGTATACCGATGTGTCTGCCTGGAAAAACAAAAATGGCTATACCGGAGAAAATGAAATCGTCTGCTGGCCTATGGTAAAGATGGGCGACAAGGTATATCACATGTCTACCCATGTACTGGGCGTCATTGCTTCTGTGGATGCGGCCAATGAGGATATCCCTTACGAATCTCCATCCAACAAATCCATGAGTATCAATGGCCTTTGTCTGAAAGATGGCAGCGAAGTCATCATGGGACCGGAGCAGGCTAACTATCTGAACGGCCAGGGGATCGTAACCGCCCTCAATTTCATCGGCGGCTGGAAGTGCTGGGGCAACCGGACCGGATGCTATCCTTCCAATACAGATGCAAAGGATGCCTTCATTTCCATCAAGCGTATGTTTTACTGGCATGCGCAGACATTTATCCAGACTTACTGGGTAAAAGTGGATAAGCCGATTACCAAACGCCTCATCCAGACCGTCATTGATTCTGAAAACATCCGGCTCAATGGTCTGGTGGCCCAGGGCATGCTGCTGGGGGCAAGGGTGGAATTCCTTGAATCTGAGAATCCGACAACGAATCTGCTGGATGGTAAAATCAAATTCCACACCTACTTCACGCCGCCTGCACCTGCAAGGGAAATCGACAACGTAATCGAATATGATACCAGTTATTTTAGCAGCCTGTTTGGCTGAGAGAGGAGGCCAATGAATGGTACCGGAAAAACTGATTAACTTTCGCGTTTACCAGGACGGGGACGACCTTCTTGGTATTTCTGATGTAACCCTTCCGAAATTGGATTCCATTACGGAAACCGTCAAAGGGGCGGGGGTGGCTGGAGAAATTGACGACCCCACCATCGGCCATTTCGGAAGCATGGAACTGGAACTGAACTGGCGCTCGCTGGTAAAGTCCAATATTGTTCTGGCAAAACCTACCGGAGTCCATCTGGACCTCAGAGGGGCCTGCCAGGGACATGACAGCGCTAAAAATGTCCTGAAGACGATGCCTGTCAAAATCGTGGTAGAAGGAACGCCAAAGAGCACCGACCTTGGCAAACTCGATATGGGCGCGACGACAGATACAAAGAATACCATCGAAGTGACCTACATCAAAATCACCGTAGATGGCGAAACCGTACTGGAAATTGATAAATTCAATTACATCTGCGTTATTGGTGGCGTTGACTATATGGCCGACATCCGTGATGCCCTTGGCCTGTAAAGAAAGGGAGACTTAAATGGGTAAGGTAATCAAACTGAAAAAGCCGGTTACCATCAAAGGTAAACCGGTTACAGAAGTGAATCTTGATTTCGAGAAACTCACAGGAAACGACATGATTCAGGCGGAAAAAGAAGCCAGAGCCATGGGTGTAGGTGAGGCTTCCGTACTTGCGTCTATGAAGTACCAGGCAATCATTGCAGCCAAAGCTATCGGCTGCCCTGTGGATGACCTCTTTGAACTGGGAGCCGCTGACTTCAAAAACATTGCTAAAGAGGCTACAAATTTTTTATTGGGGTAGTGGATGAACGGGGAGACTGCCGGATAATAAAAAAACTGGCTGTGAAGATGGCTATGGCCACCTTTACGCCAGTTAGCTATTATCTGTCCTGCACACTCGCAGAAATGGGAGAATATGCTGAAATCATCAGCAAGTCCATCCATGATGATCCAAGAATTCAATGAGTTTTTTGGTAAATGGAGACAGCAGCAGGAATGTACCGATAAAAAATACAATTCCCAAAATGGCCTCCAGGGTAAGACCTATTGGATTGGTATATGAACTTGGGACGCCAATAAGAAAAAGAATGAATGCAATAACCATACCAACTACCATACCCACTATGCCTGCGGCCATAGAGACGGCGATGATAGTACAGAATATCATGCTTTTTATAAACATAGTTATCACCCACCTTGATTATAGCAAAGAAAGAAGGGCAAATCCATGCCAAAAGGAATGAAGACGTTCAGCTTTACCATCAATGCTAACTTGGGGAACGGATTCACTACGGCTTTTGACTCTGCATCGGGGAAAATATCCGGACTGGCTTCTCAAATGAAGGGTCTGGGGAATATCGGAAAAGAGATCCCGGGGGATCTGGGAAAACGTCTTGCGGCGGTTGGAACCACCGGATTCAGTGCAATGGCATTGGGATTTGGGAAATCTATTGCCAGCAGCCTGTCGGAAGCCAGCAAAGAGGCTGTACAATTTGAAAGCAGTATGGCCGATGTTCGTAAAGTAGTGGATTTTGATTCGGAAGACCAGTTCAAGGAGATGGGGCAGGATATTATTGAAATGTCCAAAAACATCCCAATGACTGCAGATAATCTGGCCCAAATCGTGGCTGCCGGAGGCCAGTCCGGTATTGTCAGGGAAGACCTGGCAGGCTTTGCTGAATCAGCCGCCAAGATGGGCGTAGCCTTTGATATTTCTGCTGACCAGGCAGGCGACATGATGGCCAAGTGGCGTACAGCTTTCAAAATGAGCCAGAATGACGTGGTAGGACTGGCAGATAAAATAAACTACCTTGGCAATACGACGGCTGCCAGTGCTCCCCTGATTTCTGACGTAGTAACAAGAATCGGACCGCTGGGCGAAATCGGAGGCGTGGCTTCCGGAGAAATTGCCGCCCTGGGCGCATCCATGGTAGGGTCTGGCATAGAATCTGATGTGGCCGCAACAGGTATCAAGAATATGATTCTTTCCCTGACTGCCGGAGACAGTGCAACGAAATCACAGGCTGAAGCTTTTGCTAAATTGGGCCTGAATGCCCAGGATATGGCACAGTACATGCAGGACGATGCGAAAGGAGCTATTCTGCAGGTGCTGGATGCTATTGCTTCCCTGGACAAGGTAGACCAAGCTTCCGTCCTCTCTAACCTCTTTGGCAAAGAATCATTGGGAGCCATCGCGCCGCTGCTTTCGAACTTGGACGGACTGAAGGAAAACTTTGATAAAGTATCAGACGCTACACAGTATGCCGGAAGCATGGAGGGTGAATTTGATACCAGGTCAAGGACCACGGCCAATTCGTTAGTACTTATGAATAACCGGTTGAACGCATCAAAGATTGCTATTGGGCAGGGCCTGATACCTGTTATTACTCCGGCTATTGAACTGTTAAGCAGTGCTATAGGAGTTGTATCAAATTTCGCTCAACAAAATCAAGAAGTCGTTAAATGGATTGGTTTTGGGGCTGCGGCTATTGGGATTTTTGTAGGGGCAGTTGGGGCCATAGGCTCAGTAGTAGGCGCCTTTGAGACTGTATACCTCTTTGGACAATGGGCCAGAGCCGCAGGAGTAGCGACCAAAATCTGGGCCGGAGCGCAGTGGCTGCTGAACGCTGCCATGGGAGCAAATCCTATCGGTCTTGTTATCGCTGGGATTGCGGCTCTGATTGCGATAGGATATGTCCTTTATAGCAATTGGGAAGAAATCAGCGCCTTTGCCTCATCCATGTGGGAAGGGGCGAAGGATGCTGTAGCAGGCTTTGGCGATTACGTTGAAGAAAAAATAGGGGAAATCTGCGACTGGGCGATGGACAAGTGGCAGAGCCTGAAGGATTTTCTGGCCCATCCGATTGATACCATCGTCAGGGTTCATAGGGAATCCATGGCCGAAATGCATGGAGAAAATGTAGACTCGAATGCTTCCGGCGGCATTTACCCAAGAGGAGAATTCCTTACCACCTTTGCGGAAGACAGCCCGGAAGCGGCAATTCCGATTGACGGGAGTCGGAGGGCAGCAGGACTTTGGACAAAAACAGGACAGGCCCTGGGCCTCCTGGGGAGTGCAGAGAGAAGCATGATACCGGATAGAAATTCTCCTAGTATGAATGTGGTATTCAATCCGACTATCACCATCCAGGGGAATGCTGATGCTGCAGTTGTCCAGCAGGCAATGAGACCGACCGTCTATGAGCTGAAACGTATGCTGCAGATCCTTAGAATGGATGAAAGAAGGCATTCCTATGAGTAATACCTACATCACAGTGCAGGGAGATATGTGGGATTCCATTGCAAAGAAAGTGTATGGGAGTGAAGCAGGCATGAATAGACTGATAGAAGCCAACCATCAGTACATAGATATGGTTGTGTTTCCGGCGGGGCTTACGCTTGCCATTCCCCCCTGGGAGCCGCCGAAAACAGACATTCTCCCGCCGTGGAGGCGATGATGGAACCAAGGCAGATATTTCCGTCCATAACATATGACGGGGAAAATATCACGAAAGATATTGCCCCATACCTCAAATCCCTTTCTTATACAGACAATCTATCCGGACAGGCAGATGATTTATCCATCACCCTGGAAGACCGGAAGGAGCTATGGACGTCTGACTGGTTCCCGGACCGCGGGGCAGTTCTCAAGGTAAAACTGGCATCTATGAATTGGGACACGCTGGCATCCGGGATGCAGGCATTGGATATAGGTCTTTTTGCTGTTGATTCTATTGACGCCAGTGCACCGCCCCATGAGGTGGAAATCAAAGCCGTATCTGTTCCGGATAACAACGAGCTGAGAGGCGTGGACAGGACAAGGTCATGGGAAAAGGCAGAACTTAAGACCATAGCCAATGATGTGGCAACAGGCGCCAACATGGAACTTTCCTATGAATCGGATGAGAACCCTACCCTGGAGAGGGTGGAACAGACTGAAGAATCTGACCTTTCCTTCCTTCTTAAACTTTGCGAAGACCATGGACTTGCACTGAAAGTCTGCAATAACCGTATCGTCATTTTTGACGAAGCGGATTATGAAAAAGAGGAACCTCATGTTACCATCATCAATCCGGGGACAGTGTTCCAGAAAAAGGAAGGTATGCACTATGTGACGGCCATTACCGGATACAGGCTCCATGCATTAACCCGGGATATCTACAAAGCCTGCCACGTGCAGTGCAATGATACGGAAAGTGGAAGCAACATAGAAGCCACGTTCACTGATCCGGACAAAAAGGAAGGACGTACACTGCAGGTAAAGGAGCAGGTGAAGTCCATTCAGGAAGCGGAGCGTTTGGCAAAGAAGAAACTTCGCGAAAAGAACCATGATGAATGGTCAATCAGTATTGACGCCATGGGAGACTTCAACCTTCTGGCCGCCATGACGGTGAATATAGTAGGATTCGGCGGCAAATTTGACGGGAAGTACATCATTACCAGTGCTAAGCATGATATGGGGAATGGGTATACCACCAGTATTGATTTACGGAGGTGCCTCAATGGATACTAGCCAGCTGAAAAATATGGTCAGGGTAGGAATTGTATCCAGTGTAAATGGCCCTGCCTGCACTGCCAGGGTGACTTTCCCGGACAAAGACAATATGGTGAGTGCAGAGCTTCCGGTGCTGCAGCTGGGTTCATACGGGACAAAAGGCTACTGCGTGCCCGAAGTAAATACAAAAGTAGTCTGCCTGTTTCTCCCGAATCCTTCCGGGAACGGGATGAATGCAGGGTTTATTATCGGCGCTTACTACAGCGGGGATAAGCCGCCTGCGGAAAGTGACGCTTCTGTCCGGTCAGTCAGATTTCCTGACGGAAGTCTCATCCAATACGACAATGGAACGATAACCATCAGCGCAGCCAAGAAAATCGTACTGAAGGCGCCGGTAATCAACATCAACTAAGGAGGAAACCATGCCGAAAGCTACAAGACTGGGAGATAACGATACGGGGCATGATGCCTGCCCGCCTACGGCTTTAGTATCAGCCAGCGGAGATGTCTTTATTAACGGGAAGGGAGCCGGACGCGTAGGAGACGCTTACGCTCCCCATGGATGTGATGTGCATCCTTCACACAGCGGAAACATTACATCCGGAAGCAGCTCGGTATATATCAATGGGAAGGCGGCAGCCCGCATCGGAGACCCGGTAAGTTGCGGAGGAAGTGCAGCGCAAGGCTCTCCGGATGTTTTCATAGGAGGATGACATGATAGTTGGATTTTTAGATGACATACCTTTCATCTCATCCAGGGCCAGAGTAAGGACCTTTGATGAGTACAGCCGCCAGGCAGAAAGCCGATGGCAGGAACACGACGTCATGGGAAGCAAACCGCTGCTTGAATTCGTGGGGCCTGGCCTGAATGAAATTTCATTCAAAATGCTCCTCAGGAGGAACCTTGGCGTGAATCCGGAAAAGGAAGCAGATAAGCTTCGCAAGCTTAGGGATAGCGGGACAGTGGTTCCTTTCATTGTTGGTAACAGTCCTGTGGGCAAAGGTTTTTGGATTGTCAAAAGCGTATCCGAACAGACAACTTTGTGGAGCCGCTTTGGTCATGCTCTTTCCACGACACTGAATGTAACACTGAAGGAATACGCGGATGAGACATTGAATATTTCCGTAGGCAGTGTATGGAGGAGCCTGTTATGAATTATTTGATAGACCCGCTGAAAACAATAGACTTTTCTCCGGATACAGAAATAGAGGAGATTCTGCAGAACGTGAGAACTATTCTGACTACGGTCAAAGGTTCTGTGCCGCTGGACCGTGATTTTGGGATAGATGGCTGCTACGTGGATAAACCGATGCCGGTGGCCAGGGCGAAACTTTCTGCAGAAATCATGAAAGCAGTACAGAAATATGAGCCCCGCGTAACAATTTCATCCATATCATTCAGCGGAAGCCAGGATGGAGTGCTGGTACCTAAAGTGGAGGTGAGAATTAATGGAACTAAGTAACCTGAATCCGATTTCCTTTGCGGACGCAGATGCGGAAACCGTCAAAACGGAAATCATCAAAAAATACGAAGAGGCATCGGGAAGGACGCTTGCCCTGGGAGACCCTATCCGGCTCTTCCTCCTGACCGTTGCCGATGTCATCATACATCAACGTGAACTCATCAATTTTACCGGCAGGATGAACCTGCTGGCTTATGCCGAAGGTGACTATCTTGACCATCTGGGAGCGCTGCTGGATGTAGGGAGGATTCAATCTCAGCCTGCATCGGTCACGCTGAAGTTCACTCTTTCCACATCGGAGAATGGGGCCACGGTTATCCCAAAGGGAACGAGGGTTACCGGCGGAGATGAAAAAATCTATTTTGCCGTGGACGAAGACACCACCATTCCTTCCGGTGAAAAGGAAGGGACGGTCAAGGCCACCTGCACGGAGAACGGTACAAAGGGGAATGGATTTTCTATTGGTACCTTAAACAAGCTGGTGGATCCTCTGCCATTTGTCGGAAGCGTATCCAATACCACTATTTCCGCAGGCGGCGGAGATATGGAAGCCGATGATTCGTATCGTGAAAGGATTCATGAAGCGCCCGAGTCATTTTCCGATGCCGGCTCCTATGGAGCTTATAAGTACTGGGCTAAAACAGCCAATGCAGATGTTTCAGATGTATATGTTTCCTCACCATCTGCCGGCGAGGTGCTGATTGTGCCTTTACTTTCCGGCGGAAAGATACCGGAACAGGAAGTTCTGGACAAGGTGATGGAGGTATGCAGCGCAGAAAAGGTCAGACCGTTGACAGACCATGTGACCGTATCTGCGCCCACCACGGTAAGCTATGATGTCTCTGCATCCTATACTATTTCCAGCGACAATAAAGCCCACGCTTCTGAAATCCAGGCCGCCGTGAAGCAGGCGGTGGATGATTACATTCTTTGGCAGCGGGAGAAGCTGGGAAGGGATATTGATCCATCAAAACTCTATGCCCTGATGGTAAAGGCAGGAGCTGAAAAAGTAACCGTCACATCTCCCGCACTTACAACAGTGGATGCGGACAAAATAGCAGTGGCCAGTACGCCGGACATTACCTTTGGAGGGGTGAGCAGTGAATGAAACTGAATGAAACGGAAATTTCAAAAATCCTTCCTTCATCCCTGCAGGCCGATGAAAATGTGGTGCATACATCTAAAGCAGTAACAGATTCTGTAAACAATGTCACCGCCGAAACGGTGAACGAGCTGATTATGAGCCGGATTGATGAGCTGACGGAACCGGTAGTGAATTCACTGGCCTGGCAGCTTCATGTAGACACCTACAGTGAAGACCTGAACATTGCACAGAAGAGGGAACTGGTAAAGAATGCAATAAAGGACCATAAGTACAAAGGGACGTCCTGGGCCGTGAAATCAGTGGTCAAAGTGCTCGTGAACTATGCGAAGGTGGAAGAATGGTTTGAATACAAAGGGAGCCCTTACCATTTCCGGGTGAACGGAAGTTATGGACCTATTTTCAATGGTGATTCACTGCAGAGCCTGGTAAATGCCATCAATGAAGCAAAAAATGTGCGTTCCTGGCTTGACAGGATTTCATTCGAAAGACAGAAGACGGTGAGCAAACATCTAGCCATGCCTGTTGCTATGTATAAGGAAATTCGTATAGGTCTGCAGGACGCAGGCCCGCAGAATACGGCAATGAGTAAAGCAATTTACATGCCCGTATCTATTTTCAAGGAGGTAAAAGTAAATGGCTGATTTCAAAGCAGGAGTATTAACAAATCTGGGTAAGGCGCTTGCCGCCAAAGTAGAAGCCGGAAAATGTAAGTTGCAGTTCACCAATATGAAAGTAGGCGACGGTTCTCCATCATCATTTGAGCAGATGACCGATCTGGCAAGTCCTAAAAAGGTATTGGACCTTTCATCCGTGACTCCGTACGACAAAGGGACCTGCGATGTGGAAGCCGTAATAACCAATGCCGATCTGGATAAAGGCTTCTATCTGAAGGAAATCGGTCTCTTTGCTACAGATCCGGATGTCGGAAAAATTCTCTATTGCGTGGCCACCGCCGGCGATGCTGATTACATCCAATCAAAAGGTGGAGCTACCGTATTGAGCGTGGCAATCCATATGACAATCGCCATCAATAGCGTAGACGATGTAGTGACGGACGTTGATATAAAAGGCCTCGTGACGGCAGCAGACCTTAAGGTACATAACGAATCAGAAACTGCCCATGAGAACCTGCTGATGGTGACAAGTACGGCGGATAAGCCTGCATTCATGTCAGATAGAGGACTTTGGGTTGAAGTACTGGAGTGATACCATGTTCCTATTTCATGAAAAGACTTGTGCCATACAGCTCACCAGGGGTGATACCGGTACTCTTAATTTCGATTTCCAGATGGAAATTGACGGGGAAGCAGTCAAAGACTATGCAGCCGTATTTCATCTGAGAAAGAATAGTCTGCTTACTTATCCACTCCTTGCATCGGTTCCATTGGAAGCGGGGGAGCTCTTTATCAGCCATGAGCTCACGAAGGATTTAAAGGCAGGCGAGTATCTTTACGACATTGAAATCACGGCAGGTAAGAATGTGATGACCTACGGGCCCTATCCATTCATCATAGAACCGGATGTGGGGTGAGAATATGGGAGAAACCATCCACGCAAAAGTAACTGTCCATGCTTTATCTGCCCATGCATTACACATCAAAACAGGAATCACAGAAGTAAAGCCGGGAGGAGATTTTAATGGACAGGGTTCGGCTCATGTAATTAAGAAATTCGCAAAAAAGGCAGATTTCCCGTCATTGGGTGATAAAGAGTGTCTGTATGTGGATATGGAAGATAACATCACTTATGTATGGGATGAAGGAAATTTAACATATACACCCATCGCCAGCGACTGGCATGATATCAGGATTATTAACGGAGGAGAAGCATAATGGCAACACAAACGTTGAAGAATGTAATTTTACAGCTCAGAACCGGCAGTGCCACGCAATGGGCCGCAAGTACTCGCATCCTGGCCGTCGGGGAACCGGGCGTAGAGACAGACACCGGGCGCATTAAAGTCGGAGATGGAACTAACCTCTGGTCTGGACTGCCATGGTCCGGAGCTGCTATTAGTAAAAGCACTTCCAATGGGAGCCTTATGGTCAATGGGGCGGATATTGTGGTGTATGCACTGCCAGTCGCTACAAGTGACGTTTTAGGGGGGGTGAAATCTTCAAGCGGTACCGGGAAAGTTACTGTGGACAGTACAACAGGTACGGCATCCGTGAGCAATGTAGCCAGTGCGAATAAACTGTCAACTGAAAGGACAATCAGCCTTTCCGGAGATGTAACCGGTTCCGGCAGCTTTGACGGTTCAGCTGGTTTAGCAATTACCACGGCCCTTGCCGGGCAGGCATTCACGGCAGGCACTTATACAAAGGTAACAGTCAATACCAAAGGTATCGTGACCGGCGTTGCAAATATTTCCGAATCCGATTTACCAAGCGGCATCAGCGTAGGAAAGATTTCAGGATTGGGGAGTGCAGCTACGAAGAATACAGGCACTGCATCCGGAAATGTACCGATTCTGGGCAGTGATGGAAAACTTGACACCGCAGTCCTTCCCGCTTTGGCAATTACTAATACATTCACTGCTACCAGTAAGGCGGACATGATTAAACTTACTGCCCAGACGGGAGATGTGTGCGTAATTACCAGCGACGGTGACAAAGGCTCCTACATTTTGACCAAGGACGACCCTACACAGACCATCAACTGGCAGATGCTGACACCTCCTACATCTGCAGTTACCAGTGTAAACGGGAAGACCGGGATCGTTACGCTGACTACAGCAGACATCAAAGAAGGAAGTGAACTCTACTGGACACAGTCCAGATTTGATACTGCCTTTGCAGCGAAGAGTTCAACAGACCTCAAGGATGGGGCCTCTATCGTGAAAACTACGGACACCGTGGTCATCAACTGCGGCAATGCATAGGCGGTGGTCATTATGGCCACAAAGACAATAACCGGAAAAGTACAGAGCCGTATTGATACAGCCGCTAACTGGTCAAGCAAGAACCCTGTTCTGCTGGAAGGAGAACTGGGTATTGAATCAGATACACACCGAATGAAGGCAGGAGACGGAACAACGGCATGGAACAGCCTGCCATACCTCAGAGGTCCGACGGATTCGAATATTTCTGTTTCTATTGAGCCATCCGATGGGACGGAGACTTGGATAGAAGTGCCCGTTGAGAATCTCATTGTCGGCAGCACAGAACCTACAGACCAAAATAGTATTTGGATGGAAATAAAGGAGTAAACATCATGAGTATCTTAAAATCAATTATGCACCATTGGAACAAGACCACAAATAGCTACGACATACTGCATCCGGAGACAGAATCCTCCCAGATTACCGACTGGCATAGCGGTATCATGGCAAGCCTTGCCAGCAAGACCCTTGGGACCGTGGTGGATGCTATTACTACGGATTCCGTGCTGGGGAAGCTTATCAAGATGCTGCTGGATGCGAGCGGCGTTAAATATCTCATCGACACCAACGGATATGTTTGTTTCGGCAGTCTGTTTGGCGGATTAATTATACAGTGGATAAGTTCATCTCCGAGTAGCACTACAAATACTGTTGCATTCCCTACTTCGTATTCGTCCGCTGCGTTTGCAGTAGTCGGATCATCAACAGATAACGCCAATCCCGTAAGTACTTACTCTATTACTACAACAGGATTTTCGTATAATATCGTCCGTACATCAAATGTCGGAGCACGTTTCATTTGTATAGGAGTATAAAAACTTTTCAACAGTGGGGAAGCTACAATTGCAATCAAAGCACATCGTTCCCGTTAGCGTTTAACTCCAATATATACAACGCTGTTGCAACGATAGCAGCTGATTCAACCGATACTAATAATTACACTGTTTCTATAGAGCGTGTTAGTAATGGTATGTTTACACTAAACGGCCAGCGAAGTGGCATTAAGCAAAGCGACATTTATGCTTCAGTTGTAGCATTCGGAAAATAATCTACAACCTATCTACCACAAACAACATATTCTGCTGCAGGGCCCTGAGCTTCTGATGTGCGCAAGATGCAAGTATTTGCATCTTTATGGTTATAGAGTGCGCCTTTGATATATGCAGTGGCATTATCATCTATGTGTCCGGTAGCCACTATCACGTATTCTGTATTTTTAAAAGTAATAGGGAAAAATGCTTTTGCAGTATTTTCTATAACCAATGGCGCAATTCCCCACTGTTTAATAGCCGATAATCACAGCAGCTATTGATGACGCATCTTTCGATTCCGCTATAATTCTTACGGATGTCTTAGTGTTATCGGTTACGTTCCAACAAGTCTTCCACATAGTAGCCGTCGTTGACGGTCCACCACCGGCCAAATCTGAACACACAACCATCAATACTTTATGTGGCATGCTAATTGGCAATTGATAATCTGCATAATAAGTAGTGTCTAAGAGCGTTGGCATTCCCCACTGTAGAAGGATGTTTATGAACAAGCACAAGAGAAGTAGGGAAGAGGAAATTTTATGATTTTTTTTGAAAATAAAATCCATGAAAAACTGCCCAAATATCAGATATCCATAATCGTAGAAGCGTAAATATCTGCCAATCTGGCTGATTTATCCAGTATCAATAGTAACAACCATCACGCCACGGATAATGCAGATAATACGGTAATGCGTTCGATTGATTGAGTAACGCACTAGTAACACTACTTCAGCAGTTCTATGCATTTTCGTAGCTGCCTCAGACCTTTGTGGGTATAAACCCTTTCGGTAACATCACCGCCAGCGTGGCCTAAAATACGCCGTTTAGCTGTCTCATTTGCGCCTGCATTGTCAAGTAAGGTTGCTACAGTATGCCGGCAGTCATGGGTAGTGTGACCATTAGCCTTGATGATCTGCATGACTGAGCGCCAGATGATGCAATAGCAGCTGTAATCGTATTGTTTCCCTTCGGAATCCGCTATCAAGCTTGAACCGGAGGATTTCATACGGCGTACAATAAGAGGGAAAATCCTGTGATGGATGGGGATGGTGCGGATGCCGGAGGCGGTCTTGCTTTTTGTAATCCGGATGTATCCCTGCCTGATGTTCACATCAGTCTTTTGGAGTGCCAGCATCTCACCGACACGCATGCCGGTGTAAAGCAGAATGAGCACCGTATCAACACCGGGCTCATCGCAGTGGACCCAGAGTAGATTAATTTTCTGCCTTGAAAATGGGTGGTGCGGGCGTACAGCCTTATTTTTTCCTATCGATAGCAGGGGAGCGTAGCATTTATTTATCAACTCAATTTTCACGGCATATTTTTCAAGTAGCGAAATCAAAGAGCGGACTTTTTTACATGAACTGTAAGACAGCCCGCTCTTTCGCATTGAATCAAGAATTTTCTGGTAGTCTGCATATTTCAAGTTCTGTATTGGCTCATAGTGAAGAGGAACCAAGTGTTTGAATGAATTGGTGTAGCTGTCAAGTGTGGACTGTGATGGATTCGTATTTGCCGTATGGGCAGGAAGCCATCTGTGGTACAACTCAGCAAGAGTTATTTGATGCGCCGGAAGGGAGCGATGAAAATGAAGTTTATTGTAGTCCGCTTGAAAGATTTCAGCCTCTACTTGCGTGGTAAAGTACTGGACAGGCTTTTGCTTCCCCTCCACGCTGATAACAAATACAAATGGCCTCCGCCGATTTCCTGAAAGTTTTTTGATTGAACCATATCCATTTGGTTTACGCATTTTAAAATCACCTCATTTTTATTGTTAAGGAGATAACTTATGAACGCAACAAATGTTGATTATTACATCGTCGGCTTTAAGTCGAACGGTAGCCGTGCCGCCGGTAAAATTTGTATGTTTGACCCAATTAAACATCCGGATAAGCTGAAAGCTGAAGCAGAAAAAATGAAAGCGGATAACGCCGACATTGTGACAGTAAAAGCTGTTACCACCGAAGATTATATGAACCTGCTGGGGAATAATACTAATGGGAAAGAGTACATCCTGAGCGGTGAAACCTTCGTGCCTAAGCCAGATTATGTACCCACTGAAGCCGAGGAAAAGCAGGCCGCCATCGCTACTATAAAAGCAAAGTATCAGCCAACACTTGACAGCCTTGTTGATGCGAGAGTTAAAGCCGCAATGCTGGGCGCCGATACAACTAAGATTGACAGCCAGTATAAGACCACACTGGCCAACATGGCAACGGAAATCAAGAATGCATAAGGGAGGGATAAATCATGGAATTTTGCGAATATTGCGGTAACCTTTTAAATGAAGACGGGCGCTGCCCATGGGATGACTGCCCTCATAATGCTATTTTGGACGCTATGGCTGAAGCTAAAGCAGCCGATGAAGCAAAGACAGAGAAGAGTGAGGACAAAACCTGATGGAATTCATGCGGCAGATTTACGGATACGCATACAAGACAGTGTGCAGTATTCCGGGCGGGTGGCCATTTAAATTGTCCGGCGGGGCAGTACTTCTGGTGCTGGCTAGACATGCTATGCTGTTTACTGCGTTCACGGCTCTTGTTGCGATAGATTTATTTGCGAAGTTCATTGCATTGTCTTATGAAATGCTGAAGGCACAGGGCAAGGAGAATCCATCGCTTGTGGAGTCTATCAAAGCTATTCCAGAGGCGCATAGACAAAGAATCATAAATAGTCATGAGATGAAAACGCAGTTCTTGGGGAAAATCCTCATGTACATTTTCGCCGTCATTGCGGCAGGATTTGCGGATTACATGATTGGTCACGTAAATTTCGGACAGATAGTCATTGCGTACTTAGCATCTACAGAACTTCTCAGCGTCATTGAAAATCTGGATGATGCCGGGGTGTCTGCCGTGCATGATTTGGCCGGGCTGATTAAGAGGAAGAGGGTGTAAAAATGGAAGCAGATGAATTTATTAATTTCATTGGTGACGCGGCCGGGAATATCTGCGCAGAATACAATCTTCCCGCTTCCGTCTGCATTGCCCAGGCCGCAATAGAAAGCGGATGGGGGAAGTACTGCATCGGTAACTATAATTACTTCGGCAGGAAATGGAACGGATGGGGAAATTATACCGAACAGGAAACGCAGGAATATGTCAATGGGGAGTATGAAACCATCATAGACAAATTTCAGGACTATGACTCTATGGAAGATGCCATTAAAGACTGGTGCGTGCTCATGACAGAAGAACCGGCTTATGCAGATGCATTGGCTGAATGGGAAAATACATGGAGCGTAGAAGCCTTTGTCATGGCAATGGCTCCCGTCTATGCGACTGATCCGGATTATGCAGATAAGATTATTTCTACAATCAATGCAAATGATTTAATGAGGTTCGATGGATGGAATGATAAATGATGAAAATCGCCAGAAAGTTTATATTGCCGCTGCTCTTATCTTCATTCTTTTGCTTTCCGGCTTTGTATGGTTCTTCTGTGCAGGCAGAAGCGATGTATCAGATATCAGAGAGCGAGCTGACAACACTAGAGCAGAACTTACAGACGCTCGAACAGCACAACAAAGAGAGGCAAGTGATCTTACAGAGGCAGGAAGAGCAGTTGAACGAAGCGAACAAGCAGTTACAGATAGCAAAGACTCAAATCGAGAACTCCAAGAAAGAGAACGAACAGACTCAGAGATCATTAGAGAAAGCCAATCAATCATTGACAGAGTTAGAGAAAGAGGCACAGCACAAGATTCAAATTAAAACCAGGCAGAGAAATCTGTGGATTTCTATTGCCGCAATCTGTGCTGCTGCGGCCATAGCTAAATAAAAAGAGCCATATCAGCTTACAGAAATGTATGTTGATACGGCTTTTAAATTTGGTAGAAATTTTGGTAGAAAGAGCAAAAACTGACAGTCTTTAGTAGAAATGAAAAAATCCCGAACATTCGATAGATTCGGGATAATTCAGTGGTGACCCAAGAGAGATTCGAACTCCCGACACCTTGATTCGTAGTCAAGTGCTCTATCCAGCTGAGCTATTGGGCCAAATTGGCAGGGGCAGAGGGACTCAAACCCCCAACCTACGGTTTTGGAGACCGTTGCTCTATCAATTGCGCTATGCCCCTGTGTCTCAGGTTTTCTCAACCATATGACTTAAATATAATAACAAACGGAAAGCAAAAATGCAAGGGGGTGTAAAATTATTTTTACAAAATTGCTCCAAGGCGCAGGAGAAGGGAGGAAATCCGCACATGACCGCCCCTCGGCGATTTTTTCCTTAATATTTGTTATAATATAGGAAATTTCTTTGACTCGCCTTCCCAGACGGGGAAGGTGCCTATATAAGTTCAAAACAAAACCATTGATTTTTCATTTCTCATCGCAAGCTGCCCCCAACGGAGGGAAGTGCCCGAAGGGCGAAAGGGGTGCAGTTTCTAAAAAGGGGCGGATAGGGTTGATTTCCCAGAGCTGTGCCCTGATTGTATGGTTTTCAAAAGGTGCAGTTTCTAAGAATAGGCTTGATTTCCCAGAGCTGTGCCTTGGTTATATATTTTCCTTCCTTTCGGTTTTCTGGTAATTCTTATTCGGAGGTTCTTATGGAAGAAGTGCGTGCGCCGACGGCGGAGGCGGCTCTGCGGCGGATCCTTACCACGGCGGTCCGCGAGCGCGTAAGTGATGTGCATATCGAGCCGCAGGAGTCTTTCATCCGCGTGCGTTTCAGGCGGGATGGGATTCTGTACGACCGCTTCACGATGATGCTTGCGATGAAGAAGCCGATATCCGTGCGCGCCAAGGTCGTCGGGAGCATGGACATCGCCGAGAGCCGGCTGCCGCAGGACGGGTCGTATTCGGAAACCGTGGACGGCGTTTCCTATGATTTCCGCATTTCCACGCTGCCCTCCCTCTACGGCGAGACGATCGTCATCCGCATTCTCTCCGGGAAGGTAGATTTCATAGAGAATAACCATCTCGGGATGATGGATGTCCAGGAAAAGCTTTTCATGAAGTGCCTTAGAAGGAAATCAGGGATGATTCTCACGACCGGGCCGACCGGTTCGGGAAAGACGTCGACGCTCTATGCGGCGCTCCGGCTCCTGAATGACCCTTCGGTGAATATCATCTCGATCGAGGATCCCGTGGAGTACCGGATCGAGGGCGTGACGCAGATGCAGGTGAATAAAAAAGTAGGGCTCACCTTCGAAAAAGGCCTCCGCTCGATCGTCCGCCAGGATCCGGATATTCTGATGGTCGGGGAAATCCGCGACAGGGAGACGGCGGAAATCGCCGTACATGCCGCGCTGACGGGACACCTCGTCCTGTCGACGCTTCACACGGTGAATGCAGCGTCCGCGCCGCTCCGTTTGATGGACATGGGTATCGCTCCCTACCTTCTGGCGGATTCGCTCTCCCTGATTATTTCCCAGCGCATCCCCGGGCGCCTCTGCCCGCATTGCAAAAGGAAAGTCACGCTGACGGAGGAAAAATTCGCCGACCTTTCCCTCCCGCAGGAATTTCTGGGAGAGACGGTCATGGATGCAGAAGGCTGCGAGGAATGCCATGGGAGCGGCATCGCAGGGCGAATCGGCGCCTTTGAAATGATTGAAATCGGACGGGAAGAGCGGCAGATCATCCGCGGGGGCTTCTCGGCCGACAAACTGCAGGAAAGAATGAGAGCGCAGGGCCAGCCCGATATGGGCGCGGCGGCGCTTCGCGAGCTCCGGAAAGGCTGGATTTCAGCAAGATCAGCCTCCCAGGTCATCGCGGGAGAGGACTGA